ATGGAGGCCGCTCAAAACGGCTACACCTATGACGAAGTATTCGTCATCAACCAGACCGATGGCTTCATGAAGAAGTTCATCGTGACCGTCGATGCTGGCGGCGGCGATATCCCTGATCAGATACCAGATGGGACGAGCTACGGAACCGCAACGGAGGTGGCCGTACCTGACCCTGTCCTTGAGTATTTTTCTGTGGCGCTAATGGTCAATGGACGAATCATCGCCATGGCGCCAGGCCTTCCTGGCTCAATGTACGACGTCGTGAATAATCCTTCGGCCGACTACGCTCTTTCTGAGTACGCAAAGACGACTCAACAGGCGGAAGACAACATATTGTGGAGGGTCTTGTCTTCTCTTGAGTTTATACCTATCGATTTTTCCAAGTTTGATATCGCGATCAAGCTGACTGCCAGTGACCAGTCTTTTGCGACCTTGGTCTATGACCCAGTCGCTAAGAAATGGTATCGACTGAAAGAAGACACCCGCGATTCGGGCGGAAACATTATTCCTTCGACCAAGTCTGAGGTCACTGGCGGAACGGATAGCTTCCGGCAATACAACTTCACCAACGGCAATGACTTCACCCGCTTCGTGCAGCATGTGGGTAACTTGGGCGTCGTCTTCGTGGGCTCTGTTGGCAATGTAAGTGGTACGGTCGGAGTGGTGTGCACTTCGATCATCAAGAGCACCGAAGGCCAAGAGTCTCGGGAAGAAACACAGTGCTCAACTACCAATTGAACTAAATTCTCAAACAAAAATGCCCCCGCAACTACGGGGGCATTTCTGAAGCAAGGGAGCACAGGCTTAGAAGGCTGCCTGACTGTCGTTGCAAATCAGCCACTTGGATCGAATTGAGTTCTGGAGGCGGACCGCCAAAGCCGTTGCCGCACAACGGCTCCACGTGGAGTTTTCTGGAGCCAAAGCAGCCATTCCGGCATCTCACACCAATCGGGACAGGAGCCAACTGCCCGCCTCTGCGGGGAACCAACCGCCGTACGCAGGGAGTTGTCACGAACCGAGGCCGTCTGGCGTCTCTACCTACAAGTGGGCCGATTCCGGTCCACACTTACAGGAAAGGACAATGCGGATGAACCGAGCGAACTGGTTTGTGGTCTCTCCCGAAGGTGCCAAAGCGGTTGGGCAGCTCCATCACTTTGTGACCACCGGAACATCGCTGCCCTCAAAATTGATCCACTTGGTGTTCTTGCGCGTTTCTCAACTGAACGGATGCGCGCACTGCATAGACATCCACACGCGCGATCTACTCAAGGAGGGCATGCCCTTCGACACAATCACGCTTTTGCCTGTTTGGCACGAAGCCGCGTACCTCTTCTCGGACCAGGAGCGCGCCGCGTTGGCATGGGCTGAGGAGGTAACACTGGTCAGCGAGACGCACGCATCTGATGAGGCATACCAAGCCGCGGCGGCAGCCTTCAGCGAGAAGGACCTAGTCGATCTCACGCTCACCATCGCGGCAATGAACGCGATCAATCGGCTAGGGGTGAGCTTTAGACTCAAGCCCCGTGCCAAGCCAGCCACAGAGTAACGACACTGACCAGCGCTGGGCATTTGCCCAGCGCCTCGTCAGCGCAGCTGTGGTCCGACTTTTACCTTCTTCAACCAGCCTTAGCGAGATCCATCAGTCTCGGCGTGGTCTCCGCCGCCGTATCGGCTCCAGCGCCGCCATCACCCGAGCGGACGCGGCAGCAGCCGCTTGGTCCAGCCGCTGGGCCTGCTGCTGCTGTTCAAGGGTCGGCGGCAGGCCGGGCAGCGGCCGCGCCGGCTTGATGGGGGTGTTGTCGGTCAGGCGGACGATCGCCTCTCGCAGAGGCAGGTCCGGAAACAGCCTGGCGGCACACCAACGCTCAGCGAAGCGCTTGCCCTGCCGGATGCTGGCGACCGGTGCGTTCTTGGTCTGCCACATCTTGAGGGCGTTCATGTGCAGGCGGTAGTCACCCTTGCGGGTCGGAGTGACGCTGGCCACCTCGCGCCCGTTCCACCATAGCGCCCAGCGCTCACCGATCTGCACCCACCCGGCAGGGATAGGAGCGGTGCGGAAGCCTTGGTAGCCGAGGGAAGGGAGCATGGGCGCAGGATACGGACCACCGTCGCACGGGTTGCGAAAGGAGCGTATCCCTTTGATGAATGCTTCACGCCAAAGTGCGACACTACATCCACTTGGCTCTTCTCCGGTGGGAAATTTTTCCCGCTCGTGTCCAGCCCTTAAATAGCTGGACCCCATGACCACTCCCACTTCCTTCCGGATCCTCAGGATCTACCCTTTGCTGCGCGCCAATGGCAGCCTTGAAGGCGTCGAGGCAATGATCTGCAGCTGCCAAGCCTGCGGAGACACTTCCAAGCTTTCTCACGATCTAGGGCTTGCAGAGCTTCCCACGGGCGTTCAGCTCACTTGTCCGACATGCCACGCCTGGGCTGATGTGCGAAGTGCGCGGATCTGGGCAGAATGGGCCGAGCAATTGCGACGTGATCGCATGCTGGTACGGGCGGGAATAGACCCGCGCGATCTATATGGCCCCTAGATCAGAGATCAAAGCGCCTGAAGGGCAAAGCGTGGCGGCGAGTAACCGGCCGCCAGCGACCTGCCGTCCGCTCGACCTATTCAGCCAAGCCGCCTGAATCCGACCAGCGGCCAACACCTCTGCAGGCGCGAAGCTATTCTGCCCTCCCCGCAGTGGCTCTCCAGGAGATGCGAGGCCGCCCGCCAGCGGTTGTACCCACGCAGGCTCGTCGCTGACGTTTTTGGCGTAGGCCGTCGCCACCATACGGTTCGCTTGGGGCGACCAGCCACCGAGCACAAGCTCGGTTCCGATATCCGAGCGTGCGATCCCGGCCTCCAAGGCGGCCTTCTCGTAGGCGGGCCACAGCTGGTCAACGACCAGCCCCAGCTCCCTGCCGAGCTGCTCCATGGTGAAGTCCGCGCGAAAACTGGCCTGCAACGCAAGCTCGTAGATGCGGAGGAAGAACTGCGCGCTGCCTCGCGTCGCCAGCACCAGGTTGTGCTGTGGAATAAGGAGCAGCTTCGCGCCGGCCGACTTGGCTCCCGTCCGCGAGTCCTCAGCCAAGGTGTCTACAGCAACCAATAGTTGATCTGGCGATAGCAGAACGTTGAGGATGCTCATTGCCTGGGGCCATGTGGAATGCCCCCAACTATTACCATCATTCAGCGAGCTGTCTACGAGCACCCCATGCCCACCACGTCCGAGCTTCTGCAACGCCTCGATAACTGCACGACCGAACTTGAGGCCCATAGGGGCTACCTCAAAGCGATGGAGTACTGCATCCGCGCGCTCATCATCAGCCACCCAGATCCGGCGTCATTGACGAGGGTATGGGAGGGCATGATCCCAGGAATCTTTGACAATCACCTCGAAGATTCCGCCCTATCTGCCGCAGCAATGCGCCAAGGGCTAGCCCTGCTCACAGAGCAGATCGAAGCGACAGCGGATCCCGGGCGGTAATCAGCGCAGCCCGGAAGACCACCCTCCCCAAGGCTATTCTGCTCGCCAGCACGCCCCGGCGTTAGAGCGTGCTGGATCAGCCGGGCGGTAAACACGCCGCGGAACAAAGTCCAGCAGCTGCTAAAAGCCGGTAGGCTGAACACCGTCATTCTTCGACGTCAGATCCTCGATGCAGGCGGGACATCCTCCAACCACCGTGCGACTTGAAGTAGCCGCTGTCACCCGTCAGCGAGTACCTGACACCGGCGACGATCGAGGCAGGAACCGACCCATGCCAGCTGCGCGCCTTCCGATACGCATAGCGGAAAGAGGGAATCATCTGGAGTCTCCTTGGAGCAGTTCCGCGTGAGGCCCCCTTGAAGAGGATCACAGCGAAAGTAAAGAAGACCAGCAGGATCACAGCGCCTAAGAACGTTATTGAAAACGAGATCAACAATTCCACGGCGAATCACCTACGGGCAATAGAAATAAGCGCCTCTCTACGCTAAACATCTGCGCGCGTAGCAGTCCCCTGTCCGCTCGCTCTCAAAGATGGCTTCAAGTCGGTGAGCCTCCCGTGAACGAAATGCCGTGGCCACCCTGGTGGTCAGCACGTCCCCGTCCATGGAGGCGTAGCGGGTTAGCCGAGCGGTCAAAACGCCGCGCAATAACACAGAGACCCTGTTGGAGGCCGCGGCTTAGGCCTCCGGCTGCGCCACGATCTCCTCCGCACCGAGGTCGTACTCGGCCGCGGTCACGTACGGTGCCGCGGCCTGCGGTGAAACGAAGAAGTTGAAAATGGCGCCAGAGCCATCGGTGGCGCGGAAGATCAAATGCACCTTCCCCGGGTTATCCGCATTCTCGATCTTCTGGTACAGCTGTGCACGTGCAAGCATGGTGTATCTCCTGTAGGAAAAGCGGGGCAAGAGCCAGCCCCGCATGGCTTACTGCTCGATGGACACAATCGACAGGCTCTGCGTGATCGTCTGACTGTCGAAGCTGCCCGACTGGTGGGTTACGGTCTGTTCGGTGAAGCCCACAATCTCGGCGCGGTAGCTACGCCGTGTCGTGCCGTTGGTGTTGTCGTTCAAGGTCAGCGACGCATTCCAAATCGAGTCGGCCGAGTCAGGGCCATCGGGCTGATTGAAAATGTTCACGCTGCCGGTGATCGGGATCTGCTGCCACAGCGTCTCGGCCTGGCCATCCAGCTGTCGATACAGGTTGATGGTCCCGCCATTGGTGCCGGCACCCGCGACGAAGCCCTGCGCCGCCTGCGCATTCTTGATGCGACGATGCCGCCGGTTGAAACCGACCACCACCTGCTTGTTCCGGCCATTGGTATCGAACGGACCCACCAGCACGCTGTTGCCCGTGGTGACGATGCTGGTGCTTTGCGCGGCGTTGCGCAGGATACCGGCGGCGATAGAACCACCCCAATACGCGTTGCCGTCTCGATCCATCCACATAGTGGCGTTGGTCTTGCTGGCATTGGCGGCACCCACGTTCGGCCCGAAGTAGTCGACCAGACCGTCAGCGCCGAAGTTGTTGCCGATGATGCGTTGCGAATTGCCTGCCCACGTGCGGATGTAGCCATTGGTCATTTCGATTCCGTCTGCACCACCTGGCGAAAGGATGTTCATCGCATTCGCCATGATGTTGAACGCAGACGTTTCACCAGTGACGCCCAACTGCAGACCAGCCGCGATGCCGTTGGCCTGAATCGCCAAGCTCCACTGCGCGGACGCTTCGGCACCTCCCGTAGAGTACATAGGCGGCTGCGTAGCACCGGCAGCGACTTCCGAGAACATCGGATACCACATCCAGTAGTAGGGGTCCGACTCCCCAGTACCTTCCAGCATGAACACGACCATCGCGCTGACAGCACCCGCAGGCGGCTTCCCGATGACAAATGGGCGGCTATAACTGGCCAGTGGTAGTTTCGTTTGACCTGTGTGGTTGATGACCTGCGAATTGCTGGTCGAAATCGCCTGGTTACTTGCGTTGCGCCATTCGATCATTGCCGTCAGTTTGCAGCGATAGACGTTGACGTACATCGACATGCAATAGGTCTTATCGGGCAAAACCGGAATCTGCGTGCACCAGCCCCAGTCCTTGGTTCCAGCCGCGTAGACGCCAGGGCAGATTCCAGACGCCGCCGATTTGACACCATGAGGGATATAGATGTCGTCACCGGTCACGTTGCGCATCGCGCCGAAACGGCTCGGCGGCGTCCAGCCCGCCCCTGTCCAATTAGGGAACAAGCTATTCGCAATCAGATTTCCGCCGGCGCCTTGGTTGTTAACCTGTACGCGCATCTCCTGCACGACCGAAGCGTCAGCCTTTCCGTCGACCGACACCTGCACCCCATCAAGCCTGCTGGCCTGCGCGGTGATCTGCTGACCTTGCTGCGTGACCGTGGCAGTCAGTGCGGTAACGGCACTGGCTGCGTTCGTCGCCTTGGTGTCAGCCGCGGCTGCGGCTGCGGCTGCATCAGTGGCCGCCTTGTCGGTTGCCGGAACCCACGCGCTGCCGTTCCAACGCCTCGGCGTGTTGGCGTTGTTGGTGATATCGATCCAAAGATTCTGCGGAAGGCGGTCGGCCACCGCAGGGGCCGCAGACTGGAAAATCACCTTGCCCTTATTGCCGGCGGCGGTAGCTGCAGCATCGGCAGCTGCCTGTGCATTCACAGCCTTCGCATCAGCACCGGATGCCGCGGCGCTTACAGCCGTGATCGCAGTGCCCTGTGCCGTAACCGTTCCCTGAATCGAGGTGACCTGACCCTGAAGCGTGCTGGTGGCCGCCGCGTTGGCGTTGGTCTTCGCCAGGATCTCGGCACCGCTGGGCATCCATGCCGTGGCGATGGCGCCCTGCTGCAGCATCACGTTGTCGATTTCAAGGAACACAGACTGCACTGTGGGCGAAGTCATGCGACCAACGAAAACACGCGCCGCAACCGCCGTAGTGCTGGTGGCCTTTGCGGCAAGCATTACACGTTGCCATTCGCCACTCATTGCGACAGCGGGTAGCGTGGTAGTGGAGACGATGGCGCCACTTGCGTTCACCCACTGCACGAACATCTGTAGCGTGCAACCTGCCGTGCCGCGTACATGGCTGGACAGCATGTAGTCAGTGTTCGGCAACATCTTGGGCTTGTCGGCGAGCGCGGTGGGCGAGGCGAGGCCGATGTACTGGTTGTTTGCGGTGGTCGTTACATCAATGCGAACTGCACGCCCACCGCCGGACAATGGCGAAGCCACATAGGACACGACAGGGCCCGGCGCGCTGTTTTCCACCACATAGCCATTCGGCGCAACGGTCAGTGACGCGCTTTCTTCAAAGCTGCTGTTGGGCAGCATGTTGTCGCCACCGATGTTGTCGATTCTGGCGTTGACGGTGGTGATCGACTGGCCCAGTGCCGTGACCTGTCCCTGCAGGTTGCTGACAGTGCCAGTCAGTGCGGTGGTTGCCGCGGCGTTGGCGGCTGATTTGCTGTTCAGTTCGCTACCGCTGGGCGACCAACCGGTGGCAACTTCGCCCTGCTGGAACTGCAGATTGTCCCAATCGAACTGCGCAGTCAGCGCGGCGTTATTGGTCGGCAACAGAATGCGGTAGTACACGCGGGCAAACGCCGCATTAGCTGGGGCTTCGCGCGGAACGCCAACGATTCGACGCCAGGTATTCGCGTCGTGGGTGAAAAGATTCTGCATTGCGCCGCCGACCGTGGCTCCGTTTTCATCTAGGAACCAAATGATCAGCGACGGCTGCACCCCAGCAGCACCACCGTTTCGCACGAAGGCACTCGCCACATACTTCTGGCCCGGGACCACTTTCACAGCCCGATCAGGAGTACGAAGTTCAAGATACTGCCCGGCAGAGGCGGCCGTTGTTGCCGCCATGCGCAGTGCTTTGGTTGACCCAGGCAAACCTGAGTCAACGTAACTGCGAACACTGCCCGGCGCATTGCCTCCCCACAGCCACCAGTCCGGCGCGACAATGTCACTGGCGCGGTCTTCCAAACTGCTGTTGATCAGCAGATTCTCACCACCCATGTTTCCAAGGGACGCGTTGACGTTGGTGACTGCAGTACCAAGGCTGGTGATGTCATTGCCCTGCAGCGTTACCTGCGATTGCAGCAGCTGCAGGGCGGAGTTGCTGGCCTTTCCCTCAACATCCGCGCGCAAAGCGGTGATGGTGCTTGTTGTCGCACTGTCTGCCGCCGCGCGCGCCAACGCCTCCTCGGTCACAGATGCCGCGGTGGCAAGGTTTCCGGTGCCGGCCGGCATCCGCACTTCCATCGCGTTGATGCGCTGCACCTGAGCGCTGTCGGCCGCCACCCGCGCCTTCAGCTCCTCATAGGCAAGGCCCGCCGTCAGCTGCAGCGGGTCGGTGCCGGTGTAGTTGCCCCGCATCTGCACAGCCAGGGTGTTGCGCTGGCTCGCCTCTGCAGCGATCGCGGTGGTACGCGCAACCGTCTCGGCCTGCACCAGCGCCACAGACGCGCCCGGCGTCGGGCGGCCAACCGCCACCCAGTCCACCAGGTAGTAGTTCGCCACTGCTTGCGCCACGCCCAGCTGCAGGCGGATCCGGTCGACGGTGCCCGGCCACCAGGCAATGTCCTGCACATCCACCGTGGCCACGCCATTGGCGTCCCACGCCGGTTCTGCGATGGCCACGCGCTTCTGCGTGTTCCATGCCTGGTCGGTCGGCGTGATCCACTGCAGGAAGCCGGCCCACGTCGGCGAGCCAACGCGCTTCACGCGCAGCTTCACGAAGCGGTATGCGCTGCCGTCCACGGCTAGCGCCGCCGGCGACTGCACCCACGGGGTCGCCGCGGCATTGGCCGGCCGCAGCCAGCCGTCCACCAGCGTCGGCGTGCCATTGCCGGTCCAGCCCTCCACCGTCTGGTCGAAGTACCAGATGGCCCGGCTGTCGAACTGCGTGCCGCTGCCGGCGGCCACCTCGGACAGCGCGCGGGCCAGAGACTCGACCTCGCTCTGCCGGGTCTGCTGCTCCAGGCTGATCGCAGCCTCGCGGGCCAGCTTCTCGTTCAGCACCGCATCGGCCCGGGCACGCGCCTCGTCGGCGATGCCCTGCATGGCTTCGGCGTACTGCTGCTGGCGCAGAGTCGCCTCGGCCAGCAGATCCTGCGCAGCCTGCGCCATGGCAGCCGCTCGGGCCGCGGCTTCGGCAGCGTCGGCCCGCATGCGTGCCAGGGTCTCGGCGGCCAGCTTCTCCTGCTGCTCCACCAGGTCGGCAGTGGTGGTCGGCGGGGTGGCCTCCACCGTGCTGCCGGCGCCGGGCTTGCCGCGCACCGTCGGGGTGATCCGGAACCACCACTTCTGCCCGCTGCCGTCGCTGTAGAGGTAGCGGGTTTCGGCGGTCCGGTGGATCTCGGTCCACGGACCTTGCGCGGAAGGACCGCGCTCGATCACGTAGACCACGCCTTCCTGGTCAACAGCCGCCCACTCAAGCAGCACGCCATCGGCCACCGGGTTCGGGGTAACCCCGTCCACCGGCGGCACGGCGGCTGCCTTGTACGGCATCGGAAACCAGTTGGCGTAGCGCGGCGCGGCCGGCGACGGGGACGGCAAAGCGCTCCCGCCGATATCCACCAGCGTGAGTTTCCGTTGCAGCATGAGTTACCTCACATGGCGTTGAGCGATTGACGCAAGGCAGAGCTGGCCGACGAGCGGACACCCTGCGTGGTGGTGGAGAGCAGGTCTTGGAGCAGGCCTTTCACGTCGGAGAGAAGAGCGTTGCTCTGCTGCACCGCGGTCGTGGTCGCGGCCTGGCCGTCGTTGTTCACGACCAGGTCGAACACGGCGCGGCTGAAGTTGTCCGGGAGGGCTTCGATTGCATCGGCCAGTGCACCCATGCTGGTGCCGTCCTCCATATCGAGGTCGCCCACCTTCATGCCACCGATCAGGCCGGTAACTTGGTCGTAGAGGCCGTTGTAGTCCTTGCCGCTGGCGTAGAGGTTCCGGCCAAAGCCCAAGGCCGCCTGAGCGGCCGCCTGCGCCGCGCTGGTGTCGCCGCCGGACACGGCGCGCTCCAGCTCCTTCATCGCCTCGCTGAGCTGCTCCTGGTCCGTCAGGGGCGACAGGTCGCTGATGGAAAGGCCGTACTGCATGGCCTTCTTGTCCTTGTCGATCTGCGCCTGCAGCTTGCCCATGTTCGTGGCGCGCAACGCCTCGATCTTGGCCAGGTCCTCCGCGCGTGCCCCGGACAGCCCCAGCGCCTTGGCGTAGTCGTTGGCCGACTTCACCTGCTGGCGATAGGTCCGCTCGATGCTGAGCGCCTGCTGCTGGTAGCTCGACAGGTCCGCGGTCAGGAGCTGGGTGGACACATCGGCCATCAGCGTGGCGTAGTTGCCAAGCAGCCCGGTCACCTTCTGCACCTGGGTGGCCAGGTCCGTACCGGCCACGCTGGCCAGATCCTGGAAGTAATCAACGGCCTTGTTGACCTTCTCGAACTCCAGCCCATTCAGCGCGCGGCCCAGCTGGTCAGCGTTGCCCACGGCCAGCTCGATGGATGCACCCAACGCCGTGAACACGTCGGAGGCCTCGAAGTAGCCGTCCAGCTGCCCACCGAAGCCTGCCGCCTTCACTGCCTCGGAGAACAGGCGATCAGTCATGTCGGCCAGATAGGCCTCCAACTGCGCCTTCGCCTCGGCCGAGTCCGCCGACAGCTGCAGCTTGCCCAGCGACACCTTGACCCCGGCCAGCTGCCCGGACAGGTCCACACCGAGCTGCTTGGCCAGGTCAGTGGCTGCGCCGCGAACCTGCCGCGCCGCCATGTCGAACGTACGATCAATGCCAGGATCAAGAGCCGCGTACTGCGTCCACTTCTTGTCGCTGCGGAACAGTCCGCCCTTGGCCTTGATATCGGCGTAGGACTGGCCGCTGAAACCACCGAAACCGTAATCGCCCGTAATGCCCTGGCCGGTCACCTTGGGCGCACTACGGCCGAACAGCTTCGCGTGGATGCTGGACCCCGACAGGATCGATGCCACCTTGTCGTTGAATCCCAGGCCGCGGAACCCCTTGTCGGCCAGCCCCACAGCACCGGCCGTGGCAATCTTGCCCGCCCAGCTTTCGCCATTGGCGATGTCCCAGCCCTGGTCGAACAGTTCGGCGTTCTTCATCATGCCGGCCACGATCCAGCCGATGATCGGGACCGCCGCAGCCGCAGACGATGCGGCACCGGCGCCGGCGGCAGCCGTGCCACCGGCCGCCGATGCGCCACCGCCTGCGAACGCGGCGATGTTGTTGCCGAAGCCCATCAAGCTGCCGGCGCTGACACCGCTGCTCGCGGCGCCAGTCGCTGCACCGAACAGGCCCTGCCCCTGCGAAAGCAGCCCTGCCACACTGCTCAGGTTCTGCCCACCAGCTGCAGATCCGTTGCCGCCGAACAGGCCCATGATGCTCTGCAGGCTCAGTCCACCGCCCTGCCCGTTGATCCCATTCATGATCTGCGTCTGGATCGGGATCACGATCTTCTGCTTCAGGATCTCCGCGATCATGTCGCGCATCCCGCGCTTGGCCACGTCCTTCAGGTCATCCCACAGGTTGTGGAAGTTCCGGAGGCCATCCGCGGCGAAGTCGGCGAACGCATCAACGCCGTCAGCCGCGACCGACACGATGACGTTGGCCAAGGCCTCAGCGTTTGCCGCAGCCTCCTCGATCTGCACAGACAGCTCGGCAGCGGCCGCCGCCGCAGCCAGCATCGCCTGCTCGTAATCCTCGTAGCTGCTCGCGCCCTTGGCCAGTGCCAGCGCATCCTGGCCGCCGGCGGCCTCCGCCGCCTTGCGCAGCTCCTCGCGCATGTCCTTCTCGTTCACCAGCTGGCGACGGTAGAGTTCGCGCGCGCGCCCGGTCTTGCCCAGCATTTCCAGCTCGGCACCAAAGGTGGCCAGCAGCTGCTCCGGGCCGCCCATGGCCTTCTCGACTTCGGCGGCAACCTTGGCGTACTCCAAGGCGCTCTGCCCCATCAGCACGTTCGCATCGGCCTGGGCGATGTTGCCTTTTGCCAGGAGCCCGTTGTACTCGACCATGTTGCCAAGGTGCTTGGCCATGGCCTCAGCCAGTGGGCCCTCCATTGCGCCAGCAGCTTCGTCGGCCTGCTGCTTGTAGCGGGCGATTTCGTCGGCCCGGCGCTTCGCATCTGCATCTGCCTTTTCGCGCGCGCCCTTATCGATGTTGCCGGTCGGCTGGTAGCCGCTCGTCTTTTCCGGTTTCAATACCCATTCCGGAAGCTTCTGCCCGGCATCGATGATGACAACGGATTCAGCCAAGTCCTTCAGTCGTCGCCGCTTGAGAGCCTCATCGACCTCCAGAAGCTTGGCCTCACGACCACGGACGTAGTTGTCCCAGCCCTTTGCACTCTCTTCTGAATTGGTATCCCGGAATAGACCGCCTTCCCACCAAGACGCCTTTCCTGCCCGCGCTCGCGCCGCCACGTCCTTGCCGCCAGCAATCTGCTCCTCAATTCGCATCCGTTCTTGGATCAAACCGTCATAGCTCTTATCGTTCATGGGCTTGAAGCCCTGAGCAATGATTGTGGACAGGTTGCCGATCATTGCCGCGGCTTCCGCAGCCTTCGTGGTTACGGTTGCCAGGCCCTGGACTATGGTGCCGAACCCCTGTCTGAAATCAGGGTCGTTCAGCAGTTCGGAGAAGTCCGAAAGCGCAGGAATGACCTTCTCCGCAACACTTACTTTCAGGCCGTTGAACGCCAAGTCGGCCTCAACCGTCACTTCGCGCAGCCGCTGCGTTGCCTTGTTGGTCTTGCCATCGATGATGGCGCCTGCGGCCTCGGCCGCATCACCCCACTGCTTGAACCCCGAGCTGTTGTTCCTGAGCAAAGGAATCAGCAGCGATGAATCGCTCGCAATCGCCTCCATGTAGAACGTCATTTCGGACTGCGAGAGATTCGCCTTCTCAAGGCTCTTGAAGTACAGACCCAGGGCATCGGGACCCGACAACTTCCGCATCTGCTCAGCGGTAACACCAGTTCGCTTTGCGATGTTGTCGAAGAAATCGGCCATGGCGCCACCACCCGTTTGGATGTAGTCGCCGATCTTGTCCTGCACGTCCTTGAAAATGTCAGCCAGCTTCTCGTGACTGACCCCAACCACATTCGCCCCGGCTGCCATCCTCTGGAAGTTCTGGGAGGTCGTTCCGGAAAGCACGCCAAGCCGGTCGTACTGAACACTCAGGTCGGCCACCTGCCTCGTCCACTGAACCATCGCTGCAGAGCTGGCGGTGATCCCCGCGGAGATGGCCAAGCCGATGGCGGTCCCTGCACGCTTAGCAGATGCCTGCATCCCTTGCATGCGCTGTTCAAACTGACGCGCCGCCTTGCCCGCATCCTTCTCAAAGGAGCCGGTCTTCATCAGCAGGTCGACGGTGAGGGTGTAAAGGGACATGTCGGCTCCAGAAACGAGAAAGCCCCGCACTAGGCGGGGCTTTTGGTTGGGGGCCGGCTGACCGGCTATTCACCCATGGTTTTTGAATGGTGGCGCTCTGCCTGGATTACGCGAGCCAGTGCAACGAGGAATACGCCGAATGCAATAGCACCGACCCCCATGGTTCCTTGGGTGAGCATAAGCAGGCCGGCCAGCGCGGCCAGTAGCCCAAGAACGGCCAGCACGATATACATCGGTCCCCCTCAACTGTGGTTGTGGGGGAATGATGCCATCGATCCACGCGGGGGTCAGGCCGGCACTTCCTCAAACTCCATCGTGCCGGAGAAGTAGTTGCGGCTGATGTTCTCGGCGCTCGGCAGCTGGGTCGGGTAGCCGTAGATGGCCGCACGCGCCGCCAACGCTGGGTTGAACGCCTTCGTAGCCATGTCCCTGTACTGGGGAACCACGCACGACCGACGACGCCCGGCCATCGCCGCAGCGACCGTCTCCCAGTCCACACCACCAGCCAGACCGCCGCCGCGCACAATCTCGGTAGCCCTTCCGGACAGGTTGCACGTCATGCGCCGATACAGCGCGCCATCCACCGTGTTCAACTGCCCGCCCTTGGTCCTGGTGTGGGCGCTGCTGTCGACCAGCACCACGCCCCAGCCGTCGCTGATTCCAACATCGACCGCGCGGAAGATTGCGATCTCCCCTATGTCGACGTTGGTGTCCGTCGTGACGACCTCGACCGACACCACCGATACCGCGGCTGTTCCTTGCGGAAAGAGCCAGGCGCACACGCTGCCATCCGGCAGCTTGATGGTCGTACCGACCGCGCCGGCGGCACGAACCTGCACGCCGGCCGGCACGCTCAGGCCGAGCACAGCCACGATGCCAGGCACGATGGCCTGCGCGAGCGTAACCGTGATCGCGAGGGAGCCAGTGCGCCGGATGCGCGATGCACGCCCCGGCTTGCCGTCGAACAATGCCGAGCCCTGATCGGACGTGAGCCATGTCGCGCCACTCAGCGCTACCGAGGTCACCTGTGGCATATCGTATCCGATGAGCATTAAGTCTATCCTCTGTCCACTTTGACCTTAACCAGCCGGAAGACGACAAGATGCAAGGAAGGATCATTCCCATACGATTTGTCGATTCGCAGGGAAACCCAGCGGAACCCCATGTCGACGCCCAGCACGCAATTCCGGTGATGGACTTGAGATTCCTTCACTGGGGCTCTGACCATTCCTCAGTTGATGCGGCCGGCACTGTCGTTCGAGCACTAGTTGATACGGGAGCGGACTTCAACTACGCGAAGCGCCAGTTCGTAGCCCTCCACGGCTGCCCTAAGAAGTACGATCTGGACTTGGATAGCGCGACCCATGTTGCCCAGACCAGTTCGCTACACAATTGCGTGCTTCGCTTTCCGCATTTGGGAATGAATATCTTCACCGATGTCGTTTCAGCTGACCTTCGCGAGAATTCCGCGTACCAGCTCATTCTGGGCAGGCTCTTTCTTAAACTCGGCCGTCTGACCATGGACTATCGAAATGGACGGTTCGAGTTTGAGGTGCCGCCCGCCAGCTGACTGAGAGGAAGGGAGACTGCTTCGCGCGGCCCGTGACTGCAGCTGCGTTCTCAATCCATAGATTTTGGTCACAGCTACCCCCACACCGTCATCACCACATCACCCGTGGCAGGGTTCCGCTCCACGCGGCGAACCAGCACCGTCTTGCCGTCGGCCAAGCCGTAGCGGCCGTATGTCAGGCGCCCGACCTGTCCAGGCAGCGGCGCCAACTGCTGGTCGCCACGCACGGTGAACTGGTAGAAGAATCGCTGCTGCCGGTAGATGCCCACCACCCGGTCGATCTCGGCCTGGGCATCGAGAGAGCGCCAGAACAGCGATATGACCGGATCAGCCGCATCGGCCCGGCGGTAGTGCGCGTCCAGCGGGCCGGCCGCGTACACCTGGCCGCGATACAGGGCTGTCAGCTCGTCGCGCCGCGCCTGCGGCACGTCAACCACGTCGGTGACCAAGTCCGATGCCCCCAATGCTTGGGCGTTGGGGCGATAGGCCATCCGCCGCGTCAGGTTCGGGGCATCATCAGGGATGCCAACGAGGTCCGTTGCCAGATGCGCCTCAGACAGATCAAACGCCATCGGGCCGGAGTACGCCTCTGGCGCCGCCACGCGAACGAACCGCAGCACGCCGGTTGCATCTTGATAGCAGCCGACGCCAAAGCTAGGCAGCATCGCATTCAACGCGTCGCGGCCGGTGACTGCCGATCCTGCGTAGTAGCCGATCCCGGCATAGCCGGTGGCAGCATCCACCGCCTGGCAATCGGCCAGAGACCATGCCCCACTCCCCAGGCGGGCCATCACATCCGCGACGGCAGCGGCGAGGGTGGCCGGCGCCATAGCGGGCCCGACACTGGACATGTCCGCAACCACTGGCATCACCGGCGGCGACTTCATCAGCAGCTGCTGACCATCCGGCGACACGCTAAACGTGCCCTCTTCCATCAGGTCGCCACGGTCCATCACCGAGTCGACGTAGACACGCCCATCCGCGACGAACATCGCCGTGGCATCCGAGTTGCCGCCGGCCGCCGGAACACTGGCCACGGCGCCGATCACCACCGGCTGGGGCTTCCATGCCAGCGACTCGACGTTGGGGAGGAACACCCCGCGGTTCAAGGTCAGCCCCAGATAGTCGTGGGCATCCCGCAGGTGCAAGGTCTTGCTGCCGTCGTCGTTGATCTCGATCTGATCAATCGCGCAGCGGAACACCGGCGCCGCGTCGGCCAGCATGGCAGATTCATCCACCATCAGGATCCGCACCGGCTCGCCCGAGGCACCCGACAGCGCCATGGCGTCCAGTAGCCCCTCTGCGTCGGCAACGACGCACTGTGCTGCGGCCGTCTGCGACACAGGATCGCCACCCCAGGGCCAGAAGCTCAGCTCCTGCACCAGGTTGACACCCTCGGCGATCAGCCCCTCAAACCGTGCGTTGGCCGGGCTATCGCCCGGGGCACTGAGCCAGTCAGCGTCGGCCAGCCGGATTGGAACGACGGCCACAGCATCCAGCCGCCAGCCCGCCGCGGCGGCCTCGCTTCGCGGCACCCACTGGCCGGCGTTCACCGCCACGAACAGACCGCCCGCTTTTGTGGCAGCCAGCCCAGCCGCGAAGTGCAGCGGGCCGCTCAGCAGCAGATCGCGCTGGTGGACCAATGCGCCGTTGACGTACAGCTGCAGGCGCGATGGGCTACCGAAAGCGATGCGCATCCCAACGATATCGCCATGAACCACGACAGGCAGGCCGGTGGCGATGGCGCCGACACCCTGCAGCAGGCGCCCGGTAGCCAACTCCCAGCCGATGCCGTTGGAGTTGGATCCCGGCGATTGGCTGAGCGATGCGGCCGGGGTCACAAACCCAACGACCGCGGCGAGAGCGTCATCGCCCCACACTGCGAACTCCACCCCCACCGTGCCGCTGCCCAGCGCGAAGTCGGAGCGCGCGCACCTGGCGCCATTGGCGGCGGCAGTCGTGGAAACGATCAGCCCTCCGTCGCGGGCAGCGAGCAGAGGGCCAATGGGGAGCGCTGAGAAGCGCCCGAAGGTATCGGCCATGGGTTATCTCAGAGATTCAAACCAGTCCTGCGCCTCGTCGTCGTCAGATCGAGGAACAAGGGTCTCCAGGAACTGCTGCATGCTTTGCTTGGTGCCACCCTGGCTGTGCAAAGCGGTGATGTAGGCGACGAAAGCAGCGGGCTTCTGGTGGATGCTGACGGGATCGATAGGGTTGCGCTTATGGAACTCCCACCACCACAGGAATTCTTTGCGCGACATGCTGGCGCGAAGCTCGGCCACCGTGCGGTGAAGGTGGCCGGCGAGGACGTGCCAGAACCAGTCCTCGCCACGCTTCCTTAGCCGTTTCCCGCCTCTTCCTGCAGCGCGTCGGCATCGCTGCCGAAACCGGCATGCTTGAGCGCGATGGACTGCAGGCTGGCCGCCACCTTCGGTTTGAGGTCGCCGGCCTGCTTTTCGGTCAGGACGCGTTTCCCGTCTTCGTCGCAGATCGTGGCCGCGATCAGCTTGGCGCGGTCCCCGGAGGCGTACAGGTTGCGGAACTCGGTATCCGGCAGCGCGCGCACGTAGAACTGCGCCTTGCTGCCGTCCGGCAGCTCGATGGTGTCCGGCTGCACATCCTTCGCGGCGAACATGCCGGCGTTGGTGAACGCCTGGAGGATGCTCACCGGCTCCAGCGGCTGGGCTTCGGTGGTTTCGTTGGTCTTACTCATTGGCCGTTTCCTGAAGATGGTGGCAGAGCGCGCGGGCCGCGCACGGCTAACACGCGGAGGGTCCGCGCGCTCTGCCAAGGGGGTGGCCCGCCGAAGCGGGCACGATCTGCGCCGTTCCCGCGCGCTTAGGGGGCCGGACGGTGGGTTTCGACTGCGCCCGAGCCACGGATGGTCATCGTTGCCTTCCACACGTCGTTGTCGGCCACGGTGACGGCGAAGTTCTGGACGAAGCCGTTGAACTGCTTGCACAGCACGGTTGTGGGCGGGGTGATGACGCCGTCGACGGCAGCCGGCTTGGCAACACCCGCCGTCTCGCTCGCCGGCGCGGCGACCAGGAAGTTCACGACCGCGCCGGTGCGGTGCAGTTCTTCCAGCTTCTCGGAATCGACCGAGTCATAGATGACCTCGATGGTCGTGCTGCCGGTGGCCTTGCGACCGGAAACGTACTGGTCCCAATCATCATCGAAGTCGGAAACATCGATCTCCGACGCCTGGCCATCGGGGAAGCCAATCGAGCGAACGCGGGTCACCTTGATGACCTCGGCCGCACCGATGGCGATGAAGAGCTGGGTATGCTTGGACTTGAGAGCCTGTCCCATAGGGATTTCCTTGTGTCTCGCCCGTCGCCGGGCATGAAAAAAGCCCCTTTCGGGGCCGCTGGGTTGCTGTTTCGTGGATCAGCGCAGCTGCAGCAGCCGCACGTCGAAGGACATGCCTATCGCGTCGGTGTCGTCGCTGTCGGGTGTTGGGTTGTGCGACTCAATGCTGCCGACGCGTTCAACCACATCGCGAATTGCAACGGCCACGCCGTTGGCCTGACTGAGGCTTTCACCCCATACAGTCAGACGGACACGCCAGCCATCGGCCGGTGGCGCTTCGGACAGCATGGCAGTGGGTGAGCCGCCGACCACCTCCCACGTCGCGTAGGGGAGCTGAGTATCTTGGGGCGCATTACCAGGCCACAGCCTGACGGGATCGCCAAGCAGCAGCCGGACCGCCTCAGCGCCCTGCAGCAGCGGTTGAACCAGAGGAACCATCATCGCCAGCCGTCCTTCTTCAGTTGCTTATCGAGTGCCGCCCAAGTCTCGTTGATGACCACCTGTGCAGCCTCCGGGCCCTTGGCTTCGCCAGCGGGCGTCAGGAACGGAGAGGCCCGCATTTTTTTTGTTCCGAACTCGACAAAGCGCCAGTAGTAGGCCCAGCCAGCTTCCTCGTAGACTCTTCCTACACGTCCGTTGCGCCGGTTACGTTTGGTGTTGGCGTATTTGCGGCGCCGACCGGTCTTCACCCCAACGGTGAAGTACTCTCCGCCCGCGCCCACGCCTGCGCGCTGCCGGCTCTTGGCATTGGCCCTGCGGGTCACGATCTGCGCGGCCATGAACCCTGATTCTCGCGGCGCCCGCCGCCGGGCATCATCCCTGATTATGTTGCCGCCCTTGCGCATCCCGCTCTGCACCGCTCTACCCTGGAGCGCCTTGGGCAACTCCCGGAGCGAGCGCAGCAGGCCCTCCAGCCCATCGATCGATATCTGGTCATCCATTGCTCAGACCTGCCACGGCGATGATCGCCATCTCGCTACCGTCATTGCTGGGCGCAATGCTCTTGATTGCGTACGGCTTTCCGCGCTCCACGATGCGCCAGGTAGGCTCAACCAGCCGAGGAAGCATGTCCCACCGGACCTGCTCACGATACCGCTCCGCACCGGCGGCGATCGCTTCCGCCGTGGCACTCAGCTGGTTGGTCTTCTTCGCCCAGGCCTCGCCGACGAACTCCCAGCCCTTCTTGGCCGGTCCGCCCAAGGAATCCCTTACTTCGACGGGCCGCTCGAAGCGGATCAGATGGCGGCGTTGTCCCGCAGAAGTGGCCATCAGAATCGTTTCCTGTACCAAAGCAGCCGGGACACGCCCAAGGCAATCTCCGAGGTCACCTCGCCCAAGGCGCTGCGATTCTCGGCCCAGCTGCCAACCAACAGCAGCACGGCCTGTCGAACATCAGCCGTCAGTGCCATCTCATCCTCGCTGGACGGCTCACCCTCAACCAAGGTGCGGTCACAGTGCATCTGCACGTGGGCCAGCGCGGCATCGACATAGGACTGCAACAGAAGGTCGCTGACCTCATCGACGATGCGGCACTGCTCCCGCACCAGAGCTAGATCGAGGGCGGCGACCATTAATCCACCTTCGCGCCCTGAGCGCTCTTCAGCGCTTCGGCCAGCTTGGGGACACCCCAGCGACGATCGAAGACGGCACCGGCGGCTTCCAGCTCGGCGATCAGCGCGGCCTTCTCGGCGTCGGAACTCGGTTCGGCCGCTGCGGTAGTGGCCGTGGCCGCCGGCGCCGGCGGCGCGGCATCCACAGCCGCCTCGCCAGAGACAGGCGGCGTATCGGCTCCACTTCCCTCGGGACTACTGGTCGTCGGCCCGACCACCTTCACATCGGCAGGCGCTGGCTGGAGCGTCACGACCGGCCCCGGATGGTTCGGGGAAGGCGCATCGGCGGGCTTCGTGTCGGCAGGCGCTGCCCCATCGAACTGCTGCACCAGGCCCTTTCCGATCAGCGTGTATGCGTATTCGTCTTCGACGTTCTCGAAAACCTGGCCGGCGCGAGTAGGCGAACGCGAGTCGCCATTCGTATCGGGGCCCAGCTTCTCCACGTCGCCGCAGAAGCCCCAAAGGACTTTGATCTTCATCTGTATGGATCTCCGGAGGGTGGCACGGCCGCATAAGCGGCCGTGACCACGGGAAACGCAGGGGAATTAGGCGGTGGGCTTGAAACGGCCCTTCACGAACGCCTCGATGCGGCGCTTGCCCAGGCCCAGGCGCTCTTCGACCAGCAGCACGCGCTGGTTCTTCACGAAGTCGTCGTTGATCATGCCGACCTTGAAGAGGAAGCTCATGCGGTCGTAGATCGTGGCACCGCGCTGGAAGTTGGCGACCAGGAACTCGCCACCCGTGGTCGTGCCGTCGCCTTCGTCCATGCTGTCCGATGCGACCACCGGGCGGCCCCACAGGATCGGGGTCACGAAGCCCTGCAGGTTGGCGAACAGGTAGCGGTTCTGGCTGTCCTTCTCCAGCTCGATGTTCATCCAGTCCAGCTCGGTCATCACCGTGGCGTCGGCCGACAGCTTCGACTGCTTGCGTACCTGGTAGATCGCGCGGCGAACCGTGTCGATCGCGGTGTCACTCGCCTTCGACAGGTCCTCGTCGAACACCGTTGCGTCGGTCATCAGGCCGGGCAAGTTGTTGCCCAGGCCGTCGCCCTTCAGGATCTGGGCTTCTTCCTCCAGCTTCAGGTCGTAGCGCAGCAGCTGCTGGAGGTAGCCGTACATCTGCGGTACGTCGTCCAGTGCCTCGTCGGTGACCGGGATCCACACGGCCAGCTTCTTCACCAGGTCGGTCTTCTGCTCGAAGGTGACGTTGCTCTGCGGCTTGGTGCCGCCTTCACCGACAGCGCCGGCGCCGCGGGTGTGCAGCTTCTCGCGGTAGTAGGTGTAGCTCTGGCCGGTAACCGAGATCGACGGGATCAGATCGCGGATGCGCAGTTCCTGACGGATACCCGGCTGGATGGTCGGGTCGTAGTTCGGCACGACGATGCCGGCACTGGTGACCGCCTTGGTTTCCTGCATGGACGCCAGTTCGTCCTTCTTGATCTCGATCTCCGCGGCCGACTTTTCGCGACCGATCAGCGACTTGTACTCGTCGTTGCCCTTGATGAAGTCGATGAAGCCCTTCTTCGTGCCAGGCTGGTTGCCCAGGCCGATGCCCTTTTCTTCGAGCTTCAGGACCTTGTCCACGACCTTCTGGATGTCGTCGGTAGCGGTCTGGATCTGCTTCTTCAGGTCGGTGGTGACCTGGTTGCCCTTCTCGATCTCGGCCGAGGCGCTGTCGTACTTCTTCTGCAGGCCGGCGAAACCGTCCTTCAGCTGCTTCTCCAGGCCTTCGCGGATATCGCTGACGTTCTCGCTCATGGGTTCATACCTTTGAAAATGGATTCGATGGATGTGCCGAGTTGCTTCAGCTGCAGCACGGTCTCCGTGTCCCCGATACCACCGTCACGGTGGATCGCGGGAAAGCCGAGCGAGGCGACGGCCGCCGCCTCTTTCTGGGACAGCCCCATGCGCTCGCGCAGGGCCGATTCAAAGGCGCGAACGTCAGACTTGACGCTCATCACCTGTGCTTCTGGGTTCATGCCGAAGGGGACAACCGAGGCTTCCCACAGTTCGGCCTTCTTGATGACGCGCACCCGGCGCCCCTCGCGGGTCTCCATCGCGTCTTCCAAGGTGTTGAAGCCGACTGACATTTCATCGAGCGTTCCGGCCTTCATCAGCTCGTAGGCGTCGCGCGCATAGCTGACGTTGAGATTGACCTTTCCCACCAGGTGCAGACCGTTGTCGTCCTGCTTGAACTGAGCATCGCCGATCAGGCGGGTCAGGTCGTGGTACAGCGCCAGTCGAAGCCTGCCAGTTCGGGTCGTCTTCACCTTGCCGAAGGCGCCGGGAAGAATCAGATCCTCCCCGAGGTCCACATTGTTGAAGACGGATGCATAGCCCTCGAAATTGCCGGCGTCATCCGCGGCCTTGACCTCGAACGGGCAGGAGAACTTGCTAAGCATTGGCGGGATCTCCCGTTGGGTCATCGTTACTGGAATCGGGCTTGTTGCTTGTCCACCGTGTGACCTGGTTGTATTGCTCACCTTCCAGCACCGGCAGGTTCTCTTTCACCCGAACCTCATTGATCGTCATCCAACCCGAGCCACCAGAGCCGCCCAGGGCGACCTTGTAGTAGGTGGATCGAGCGCCGCTGTCGGCGCGCAGCAGGCCCTCTACGACGGCCTCCAAGAACATGTCCCCGTCACCGAACAGCTTGTCGTTGATCTCGCTCTCGATTGCATCGAGGTACGGTTTCAGCCCGAAAGTGACGAAGCCGCTGGTTTGCTGCTCCAGATTCGAGCCCAGCACCGACGTGGAGCGCGCTCGGTTCGTCAGGTAGAGCGGCACGCCCCAGATCCCGGCGAGCGCCTCCTCCTGGAACTGCTGCGACTCGATGAACTGACTGTCCTTCTGCGTCAGTCCGGCCGGCGTGATCGTCGGGCCACCCTGCAGGATGGCCATCTTGCCCAGGTCATCCACATCGCCTTGGCGGATATCCGGGAGCTTCGCCTTGATCTGAGCCTGCTGCTCCTTGGTCAGGAACCCCGGATAGATGATGTATCCGCCAGTGAAGCCACCTTTTCGCATGAAGCGCGCGGACCAATCCTGTGCAGCGCGCGCCAGGCCGATGGTTTCGGCCTGGTACTCCACCGGTGACAGACCAGTGATCCCATCTGGACTGAACAGCTTGAAATGCAGCATGTTCTGCGGAGAAACCGGCGTTTCGCTACCGTTGATGTTTGCCCAGTAGATCAGGCCGTCATCGGTGTCGATGCGAACGCTGTCCACTGCTACCGGGATGAGGCCGATCCATTCCCCGCTGTCATCACGTCGAATGATGATGAAGGCGTTACCGCGCAAGGCCATGTTCACCACAACCGCTTTGATCAGGTCCAGCCACTTGATGTAGGGGTTGGGCTTTCTGAGCAGGCGCAGGAGCCGCCGGCGCTGCGGGCTGCTTCCCTTGACCAGCGATCGTGCGCCGCTCTTGTCCTCATACAGCTTCCAGGGCAGGCCCGCGGCCGACTCGGACAGGACCTTCACGCAGGACCAGACGATGCTGACCGTAAGGGCTTTCTTGGCAGTTACCCGAACGCCCGACTTTGTGCCGCGGCCGCCGGTTGATAGGTCGACTTCGACGTAGTTTCCCGTTGCAGGATCGTCGTACCCGAAGAACCGCCAACTCAGCGGGTTGTACCAGCGAAAGGTTGTCATCCGATCAGTCCAAAGAACCCGTTTTCCAGGTAGTCATCGATGCCACCGGCGTCCGGCGGCATGGCGTGTGCCGCACCGATGGCCATGCAAAGGGCCACGGCGGCGTCGATCTTGTTTGCCGACCTGGCCTTGGACAGCCAGCTGTTACCCCAGCGGTCCGATTCGATGACGGCGGACATGATTGCGGACACCAGAACGGGGTTGCGGCGCAGGCGCAGGCGCCCTTCCAGTAGCGCTTCCTCCAGCAGGCGAAGAGAACCGGGCATCCACATGCCCTCCGGCGCCGGCTGACCTGACTGCTCGGCAGCTTCCACTGCTGCCTCCAGTGGCTTGCCCTTCTTACAGCCTCCCTGCGGGTGCTCGGCGAAGGTCACCGACAAGCCAATGTCGTTGACTTCTTCCTCGAACCGTCGGAACGCGTAGCGGTCGTACGCGACCAGCTGCACGTCGTAACGGTTGTTGTACTCGGCCATGACCTGAGCCACGTGCCGGAAGTTGATGGCCTGCCCCTGTGGTGCGTGCAGGTATCCACCGTTGACCCACGTGCGATAGGGCAGCTTGTCCTGCAGCTGCCGCGCGTCCAGCGTGTCCCCCGGCGTCCAAGCCTCAATCCAGGCGTCGAAAGTCGGCTTCTCGATGACGAGTTTCTCGCCCTCGACCTCAACTTCGACCGGCACAGTGCCGGTCTCGACCACAGCCGCCATGGCGGTGATGTCGCGAACCTGCGACAGATCGAGGCCGAGGTAGACCTTGCGGCCCTCATAGACGCGCGGATCGAAGTCGGCCAGTGCCGGTTCAAGGGTTGGGCGTGTCATCCAAGCGGTCTCCGCATCGGTCCACACGCAGAAGTGCAGACGAAGAATTCCGTTCAGCGACCCTGGGATCGCCTTGGCCTGTGCCACCACGTCCGCCAAGTACTGCTCGGTGATCGTTACCCCCAACAAGGGGTTGGCTTTCGCCCAGCAGCGCGGATCCTCCAGCGGATCATCGCCGTCGTCCAAGCTGCACACATAGGAGAAGGTTCGGTCATCGATCACGTCCCCAACAAAGGTGGGGGCGTTCACCGCCTCGGTGTGGCCGGCGGCCACCTTGACCGCATGCTCATGCTCTTCCCAGCACACCGAAGTGCGATCGCTACCGGAGTTGGTGATCATGAAGAGCAGCGGCTCGCGGCGGAACTTGAAGCCGCGCTCCAGCATTTCGATGATTCGCCGGTCAGGAAGCTCGTGCACCTCATCGACCAGCACGAAGAACGGCCGTGGACCTGAGCCGGTACGACCCGTATCGCGCGACACCGGCCGGAAGAAGCTCGCGCTGGCGTGGTGCGCCATGCTGAACTCTCGACCCTCGCCGCCGGCGAACTCGATTCGCTTCGCCAGGAGCGGCGACTTCTTGACCATCTTCACCGCGTCGGCGAACAGAATCCCCGCCTGGTCCTTCTTCGCCGCCGCCGAGTAGATCTGTGCGCCGGCCTCGCCCGCAGCAGTCATCCCGAGCAGGCCCAACCCGCCGGCCAGCGGGCTCTTTCCATTGCCCTTTCCCTGCTCGATGTAGGCGCGACGGAACCTCCGAAGGCCGTCAGCGCCCTTCCAGCCAAACAGCGAGCCGATGATGAACGCCTGCGAGGGGTGCAGCTCGAACTTCCGGCCCTCGAACTGACCCTCGGAGAGCATCAGCACGTTCTCGAAGTAGCGGAACGCGTACTCCGCTGCCGCGTGGTCAAATCGCAGACCACGTTCAGGGCCTTGGATCAGGTCCTGAAGGTGTCGCCGGCAGGCGTTCCGTACGTGCGGCCCGGCGATGATCCGTCCCGCAACCACGTCCAAGGCGTATGCCTTAGTGCGATCTACCGGAGCCTGGGCCACCGAAGAACTCTTCGCCCTGGTCGTCTTCGTCGCCGCCATGCGAGACCTTCGATTCATCCACAGGTGTGGCGCCCAGCTTCGACAGGATCGAGCTGAGCGCTTGGGTTGCTGACACGCCGAATTCGGCCTTCGGGTCCTCCATTCGCGCCGTCCACAGGCAAGCCAGGCGAAGCAGCACTCGATGGCTAGCGTTTAGCCAAGGCATTTCGGCCGCGAACTCCTTCCATGCCCGCTTCTCGCCGGCAGTCATGGTTTTGTACGGCTCACCCAGCGCGCGGACGCCCGCTGGCCGCTTCCTGCCGGCATGCCGGCCCGGGTTCTTGATGGCAGCGCCGCTAGTCGCAGCTTTTGCCACGGGCAGTCGGGGCCTTGCCATGAAATCCTCTGGAAATTGCGTTTTTTTTGGCGGAGAAGCGCCCCCCGAGGGGGTCGTCCGGCCAATTGTGGATACGCGTGTTTGGGGGGGCGCTCGGTCTAGAAGCTGGCCAACGCCATAAACTCGCCCCCCCTACCCCTTGGCGTGGAACATCGCGGCGTGGAACGATCAAATACCTATCGGCCAGCCATCGCTGTCGCACCCCCGGACCTGAGCCGCACCGCGCTCCAGGCGCGCCTGGTCACTGCTATGGCAGTTGGCGCATTGACTGTCGAAGGGGCCGGTCCAGAACATTTCCTCTGTCTCTCCGGCAGGATGGCCGTTGGTGTGGTTGCACACCGTGGCGACCGTTACGTGGCCTCGGGCCCTGCACCGGCCGCACAGCGGCTCACGCTCCAGCTGCGTCTTGCGCGTGCGTTGCCAGCGCGCTGTGCCGTACAGGTGCGCAAAGGCGCTGCCGCCGGTCTGCCGGGTCCTGCCACGGCGCGGAGTCGAGCCTGTCGCCATCAGTAAGGCTTCCCGTCCAGGTCGACGCGCGCAGGTTCACCGCCTTCGTCAGGCACGGGTATGCCAGCCTCCTCGCCAAGCAGCTGCGCCACAGCCTGCACCAGCAGTCCCGCATGCACGGTCAGCTCGGCGATCTGCTTGCCCTGCGCCGCAATGGTGGCGTGCTGCTGTTCGGCTAACCCCAGCAGCTTGTCGAGCCGATCATCCACCACGGTCCACCTCGATCACGGCTTGGCAGGCACGAACTTGGTCGTCGGCGTCTCGCCCGACTTGAACAAGAGCGCCCGCAACCTCTGCTCGTAGTTGGGCTGTCTGGTCACGTTCGATGGCGCCGGCGACGGCTTGGGACAGGAGGCTGGTGTTGCAGGTGGCGAGGTCGTCGCGCAGCTGGAGACGGCCATCGCGCAGGTCAGCCACAACAGCAGCAGGGACGACTTGGGCCGCGGTGCGGTCTTCTTCATGCTTCGCTCCGATGGTGGCCAAGTCTTCGGCCTGCTTGTTTTCAACGGCTCGGGCCTGCTGCTCAACCTGTAAGGCTTGCTTACCAGTTGCTACCTGGCTCAGGGCCTCACTGCCCTCTGCGCGATCACCGCGCCACGCCCAACCCGTACCGAACATGGCTGCGGACCAGACGACAAACGCGCCGATCACCACCACCACGCGCTTCACGACCTGCCCTCGCACATCGCACGCTCCGCAGCACGTCGGTTGGCCAACCCCGGCACATGCTTGCCACCCGCGTATACCCAGCGATCCAGTTCGGGGCACCAGACCGTAGCCGGTTGGCCGTCGTTGATCTTGCGCACCAGCGTCGAATTGCAGGCTGCTGCCACGCCGACGTTGTAGGTCCAGCTCAGCACCGCCGCCCACTGACGTTCACCGAGCGGCACCTTGATGCACTTGCTGACACCGGCCAGGTAGCTGCCCAGCCGGCTGTTGAGCTTTTCAGCGCACTCCTGCTGGGTATAGACCGCCTTGTCCGGGCGGCTGGTGTCGCCGTAGCAGTAGGTGGCCACACCCACCATGTCGATGTAAGGGGTCGGCGAATAGCCTTCCCACGGCTGCACCAGCGCGGTGGCAGCCAGAGCGATCACCGCAGCGGCGCTTGCGCCAATGATCTTGGCCTTCATGCCTGAGCCCTCTGCCGCCACTCGCGGATCCAGCGCCACCCGAGATAGCTGATCTGGCCGACCAGGTAGATGATCGTCAGCACCACCACCACGCGGTCGAGGTTGGCACCGGCGGCGACCGCGCCGGCGACCGTCACTGGCGGCGCAGCCTTCGCTACAGCACTTGCGGCAGTGCCAATGATTTCGTCCTTCATGGTGGCCCCGTTGCTTGTCCGGTTCGGCATATGCCCCTCCCGGTTGATAGGTGCCCGCCCCTAGCGCCGGCTGGGCACGAGAGTTAGTCCGGCTGGGACGCGGGCAAAGAAAAAGCCCCGGCTGGCCGGGGCTTGCGATTGGATGGTGGCAAGAATGCCCGCTTTTTCGATGACCTAGGAAGTCATCGTCATGCGGCCCTGGACAGGGCCTTGCTGAACTCAGCGGCAGCGCGCGACTCAGCAGCGCGGAAGTTGGCCAGCATCCATTCGTAGACCGGGCGCCAGAACCGGCTGTATGCCGAGCAATCTGCGCCGATGGACGTGCCGCGCTTGCGCCCACTGAACGGCTCGCGTCCGCTCCCGCCGCAGCGCGGGCATTTCAGAACCCCAGCAACTGCCGGATCACGAACCACCCTCTTACCCTCGCAGTCCTGACATTCGCAGCTATCCGCCATTTCACCAATGACGGCTCCCGCCAGCACGCCCAGCTGTTCCATGGTGTTGTTCGGCCACGCCGCAGCGCGCGCATCTTCCAAGGCCTGCTCCGTGCGCCGCAGTTCACGGCGCTGCACATCCGTGGTCTGGCCACCACCCCAGCCGATGCTTGCCTTGGCGATGCCGAAGTTCGTCCTGGCATCTGCGAGGGCATGCATCTGGCGCGTAAACTCAGGCGCCACCAGGCCGATCACTTCCTGCCGCAGCTGCTCGCGGCGGCGCGCTCCACTCTCTGGCCACCACAGCGCCTCCAGCAGCTCGCGGCCCAGCCCGTTCTGGACGAATGCCAGCGCCGCCACGATCTCCTGCGAAGACGGCCCGCCAGGGCTACCGTCATAACTCATTGCCTTCGGGCCCGTCCCGCTGGACAGCAGCTCGCGCGCGTCTTTCATCCCCTTCCCCTTAATCGATCTCGTCGGTTGATTTCGCGGCGCAGCGCGCGTAATCGGCGCAGCGCCTGCTCTGCCTTCCCGCGTTGGCCCGGTGCCGTCCACGCCCGGTTCCATCGCATTTCGGCTATCTCCTGCTGGAGGCTGCTCAGCAGCTCCAGCGCCTTGTCGTCATAGCGGGTCAGGTCCATTCACCCAGCATTGCGCGCGCCCGTCGCAGCGGCCGCGACCACCCCTTACTGCGCGGTGCCAAACCGAGCGATCAGCGCCGCATCAGCCAGCGCCTGCCCCTCTGCCTTCTTCCCCAGCACGTCCCATGCCGGCCACAGCTGCACAGCGCGCGACCTAGCCGCGTCCTTGTCCGCGCCGATCAGGCCCGCCCGCTTCTTCCACGCCTGCGGCGTCACCAGCGTGGTCGGGATCATCAGCGCCGCCACGACGCCCTCGACCACCCCAGCCGCATGGCCGAACCCAAAGGAGGAAGCCACGCCCTGACCCGGCATGCTGTGGACCTGCTCGATGTAGGCGTGCTGCACGTCGTGGTGCCCGAGGAACCGGGCCAGCGCGGCAGAGTCGAGTCGGCTCGACTTCCCCAGTCGCACCAACGGGGCACGCATCCACTCCACTGGCACCAGGTCGCGGTCGCCGGCCAGCAGCACGATGGCGCCGCTGCAGCCCGGGTCGATTCCAATCACGCGCCTCACCGTGCCACCTCCGGGCCGGTCGGCTCGGCCGCATAGTGCGTGATCGCGGGGTTCCCGCCGCGCCAGCTGGCGAACACCGGCCGCTTGCTCACCGAGTCCCACAGGATCAGACGGCGACCGTCCTGCGGGGCGTTTGCAATGGGCAGCCACAGTACGGCCGGTGTCTCAGATTCGGCGATGATTGTCCTGAGGACGTTGACTGTGATGCGACCTTCTCCAAGGCACTCGGTCAGCAGAGCCTGTAGCAGCGGCTGATAGCTCATACCGTCTGCTCCCAGCTGGCCGTCAGGCGCTGCACCTGCCCGCCCCGCGCCTGGAACTGCTCCACCGTCTCGGCCGGCCGCTGGCGGCCCTTTTCCTTGCCCCACGGCTTGGCCGGGGCCAGGTCGGCCAGCAGATCCAGCCGGGCACGATTGATCGTCATCTTGTCCGGCACTCGCGGGCTGGATCCCTGCCCCGCGCGGATCCGCTCCCGGTATTCCTTCGTGAGCTGGCTGTCCCTCGCCTTGCGCTGTTCCGGGGTCATCGGCAGCCGCTGCATGCGGGCGCCGGTGCGCTCGTAGAGCCCGGTCCTGCCCTCGCCCAGCTTCCGCAGATATCCGGCATCCATCAGGTCGCGCAGCGTCCGGCGGACCTTGCCGCGCTCGACGTACCCGACCACGCCCAGCTGGTCGGCCACCTGAATTCCCGTGATCTGCAGACCCGGGTTGGCTTCAAACAGCGCGCGCGAGCGCCCTGCGTAGCTTTTGCTTCGATCCTTCATGCGGCTTTCCTCAGTTCGTTGATGTAGGTCTGCTGGGCGATCAGGTCGTCATCCGAGCCGAACGCTTCGTGAAACTTCTTGGACCAGTGCAGCGGTGGACCCCATCGGTCGACCATCTGCTGCTGGGTCATCCATTCGCGGCGGTAGCGCTGGTGATGCCACTGGCACAGGGCGTAGCCGAAGAAGTGGCCGCGCCGCAGGTTCCCGCTCTTGGCGTGGTTGTATTCGCAGCCGTAGACCACGTAGCGCTGCGCCATCAGGCCCTGCGAGTAGCGGACCAGGCAGGCCATGCATGGGCCGGTCTTGGCGAGCTCGATCCGGGCCGATTCTTCCTTCGTCGGCGGCGGTGCTTTCGACCACATCAGCGCAGCTCCGGCAGTGGACCGGCATAGCGGGTGATCGGGATCTGGCGCATGCCGTACCGCCACACCGTGGTGCCGCGGGCGGCGTACAGCACCAGCGGCTTGATCCCGTAGCCATAGGCGAGATACCAACCGGCCACAGCCGCCGGCTCGGACACAGGGCGAACTTCCAGCTCGACGTGGTCCTGCCTCATGCCGCGGCATCCTGGGCGGAGCCGAACAGCTCGGCGATCTCGGCCAGCCGCTTCCGGGTGAGTGCGTTCGCTTCCGGGCTCGCCTCCACTCGGCCGGCCAGGAGAGCCAGCGGGTTGAACGCAGGCGTGGCCGCCGGCAGCGACAGATACTCGGCAACCTGCTCATGCGCCAGGCGGCCAGCGTTGACCGCCTGCTGCAGAGCGGCGTCGCGGGCACCAGCGTCGTGACCCAGCGACGGCTGGTAGACGGCGCAGCCGCCTGCAGCGCGCGCCTCCTTCACCAACCGGGTGTAGACCTCCAGGAATGCCGCCCGGCCTGCGATCTTGTCGCCCGCTTCCACCAGCGGCAGCGCCGCGGTCCATGCGTCCCGGGTCTGCTCGGTCCACACCAGCGTCACCGACTCGTCAGCCGCGCGGATGGCCATGGCCCACGCCTCGTTCGGTGCCGGGTGTCCGTCGTCGATGCGTTCCATGATCGCGGCCAGGCTGAGCCGGCCCTTTACCTCGCGGCGGCAGGCGGTCAGCGCGTTGGCCAGCACCTGCAGCGGATAGGTAGCCAGGTCGGTGACCATGTAGGCCGCAGCGGTCGGGCGGATCTGCTCGCCCATCACCTCAGCCGTGGCCACCAGCATTTCGACCAGCGTGTCCTGATCGGCATCACTGAGCATTGGCGTTCCCCTTCATGCGGCGCAGCAGCGCCTTGGCGTCGTCGGCGGCCGAGGCGTTGGCCTGGGTCTGGTCCTGCTGCTGGGCACTGGTCGCGGTCATCTGCCGGCCGGTGAACCACTGCGTGCGGTAGGCCTCGCACTTCGCCAGTAGCGCGCCCAGGTCGTGCATGTTCTGCACCACGTAGCGCTCGTTGACGGTCAGGAACCAGCCAGCGACCGCCGGGGCCTCGGCGTGCCCAAGGCGCTGCACCAGCTGCTTCACGTTGGCGTTGACCTTCGCGTTCCGGACAGGTGCCACGCCGTGGCGCTCTCGGTAGGCGGTTGCGTAGGCCACCCACGTGGCCCGGCATGCGGCCTGCAGATCGGTCTCTGGATCCGCCTCCGGCGGCGCGGCCGACAGGCCCGCCGGAAATGACGGTTCTTCTGACGGTTCATTGATGGTTATATGACGGTTAGGCGGCACGGGGCGCACCTCTAGACCTGCGCCCGGTGCACCCCCTCCTGCAGCGGGCGCATCCCCACCTGCAGCGGGCACACCCCCTGCATGGGGCGCAGCACCTGCGCCCGATGCAGCACCCGATTTGCTGGCCTTGCGAGACCCCTTCGACGGTGCTGCTGCCGTGTCGAAGTTCGCCGGGGTGACGTTGTAGACCGTGCTGCTGTTGAACCGATGGGCGCGGGTCAGCAGGCCAACCACCTCCAGATGATCCATGGCGGTGCGCACAGCGCGCGGCGACATGCAGCACCGCGTGGCGATGGTGCCCACTGCCGGCCAGCACACGCCGTCGTCGTTGGCCTGATCGGCCAGCGAGATCAGCACGGCCTTCTGCGTGACGCTCAGACCCTGCAGCGGCCAGCACTGCGACATGATGATGGTCGACATGTCAGAGCCCCAGGTCCAGGTTCTCGCCCGGGGCAACCGGGAACCACGTACATGCGCTCTTGCCGGTCGTGCCGCACGGGGCAGTAGGACCGCGCCAGATCGTTCCTTGGCGGGCCAGCTCCGGCAGCCGCCGGCCGAGCATGTGACGGTCAAGGCCGGTCAGCGCGGCCAGGTGCAGGCTGCTCTGCCCGGGGTGGCGCTTCACTGCCGCTGCTGCGCGGGTCTGCTGGTCCAACAGCTTGCCGGTGGCGACAAGGTCCGCCGCAGCCGCGTGGCTGCTGTTGGGATCGTTTGAACGGGCCAGACCGGTCATCGGGCCGCCCTCCCCTTCGCTGCAGCGCGCGCGATGTTCCGCTCCAAGCGGTGCGCCATGGTCCGCAGCGCGCGGACCTCGTAGAGCATCAGCCGCGCTTCGTCGCTGTCGATCTGCTTGTCAGCGATGGCAGCCAGCGCCGTTCCCGACAGCTTGCCCATGCTCTGCTGGATCTCCAGCAGCTTGGTCTGCAGCGCAGCGATCTCGTCCGACCAGCCACCCTCGGGCGCCGGCGGGACCACGTCGACTGCCATCCCGAACTGGCCGGCGAGGGCCTGCATCCAGCCCAGCGCGCGGTCTGCGCCACCGACCTGCTCCTGCATCCACTCGGTCAGCAGTTCGGCGATCTCGATGGTGACCGACTCGCCTTCCAGTCCGCGCAGCTTGGCGCGCAGCGTTTCCGGGTGCATCGATTTGCCCCGGCGCTGGGCCAGGTATGCGGCGGCAGCCTGAACACCGCCCGGCGTCTCGCGCACGGCGTTGTAGAGGGTGTCGAGCCAGCTAAGGGGTGAGGTACGGCAGGTCATGGGTCACCTTGGGAGGGACGGTATTTCAGGGTTTCGGGCTGAGCCCGGGCGGCGCACGATGGGCGCCATGGACAGAGACAACTCAGGGACGACGGCCAGGGATGGCCTTTCAGGCGGTGTCGACAGGGCCGATGCGGCCGGCGTCGGGGTCGGTGCTGACCGGAGCGGCAGGAGCCTGCTGGTCGGTGTGGCCAAGCAGCTTCATCACCTGCGGCAGCGCCGGGACCATGTCTTCGTCAGCCCAGCTGCTGACCTGCTCCACCGGCAGACGAAGCACCTTGGCGAGGTGCGCATCACTGCTCAGGCCCAGCCGGGCGCGCAGCGCGCGCTTGCTCATGCGGCTGTCTACCAGCGCGCCGACCGGATTGCTCTTGCCAACCGGCTCGCTGATCGAGCTTGGGTTTCCCCCGAAAACGTCCGGGCGGAGCTGATGGCGAGAAATACCCGTTGCAGCCTCAATCGCAAGCACGTGGCGCGAAGGAACGGGGCGGCTACCGCTGACCCACTGATTGACTGCTTGCGGAGATACGCCCAACAGGCGAGCGATACCGGCTTGGCCGGCTCCCGACTTCTCGATGGCGGTGGCGATAGCGTTCATTGCCCCAGCTTAAGCGTTGCTTTAGTTTTGAGTCAAGCAATGCTTTCTTACATTTGGCGCCAGCGGAATGGACAATCAAGCGATGCTTGACAATTCCGCCATGGCGGCCGCCATCCGTTCGGCCATTGAACAGTCCTCCCTCACGCAGAAGGGGATTGCGGATGCCTTTGGCGTGACAGAGCAGGCCGTATCCGGCTGGCTCCGGACCGGCAAGGTTGATAAGCGGAAAATTCCTAAGCTCGCCCAGCTCACTGGCAAGCCGCTATCTCACTTCGGCATGGGCGAGGCTGTCGAAGTAGTCGCGGCTACTGCGACCAACCAAAGCTATGTTCGCGTCCAACAGCTGGACGGAGACGCGGACATGGGGGATGGGCGTATCAATGATGATTTTCCGGACATTGTCCGAGCGATGGATTTCGCGCCCACCTACATCAGGTCGATAGTCGGATTTGTACCTGCACCTGGTCGACTGGTGCTAGTGACGGGTCGAGGCGACTCGATGATTCCGGTCATCAATCCTGGCGAATCCCTTATGGTGGACACCGGCGTAACTTCGTTCGACGGCGACGGGATCTACCTGCTCAACACGGGCAATGGCCAGCAGGTTAAAGCGCTACAAGACCGGGGCGATGCTGTGTACGTGGTGAGCGCCAACTCAGCGCTCTACCCAGCGTTTCCCATGCCCCGCAACACGGTGATTGGCGGCAAGGTCTATCTCCGTAACCGGATCGATCGTTTCAACTAATGGATTAGAGCTCTTAGGGGGGCGTGTGGCACTTATTGCTTGTGTGGAATGTGGCCGCCAGGTGAGCGATCAGGCAGAGGCGTGCCCAAACTGTGGCCATCCAATTCGGCCGCGCGCCGTGCCGCCTCCCGTCCTACCTAATCCGGCTCAGCCGATGGCGCCCGAGGCTGCTAAGAAAAAGTCCTCAGGGTGCGCGATAGTGGTGCTGCTCGTTGTCGTGTTCATCGTTGTGGCTTCTTGCCTCCCAAAGTCAGAAACGGCGGCCCCACCGTCGCAATCTGCCACCACTGTCCCCAGTGAAACGGATGAGCAGCAGAGGGCCAGGCTCCTTGGGGAAGCGACTGACAGCTCTCGCTCCATCGAAGCGCGCCATGACTCCGCCCAGTTGCTCGCGTCGCGTCATCCAGACACAGCGGAAGGGAAACAAGGGATCAAACTCTCTGAAGAGCTGAGTAATGCCATACGCAAAGCGAACTCGGGCAAGCAGTGGAACTACTGGAAAGACACAGACTCTATGACCAGCAAGCCCGCTTTTGGGGCGGCGGTGCGGAGTAGCAACACCCACTCGTTTTCCATGCCATACGCTGGTGCTCAACATGGCACGTTGACTATCCGGCGCCATCCAAGGCATGGCAACGACGTGATTCTGAGCATTGAGCGTGGGCAGCTGATGTGCCCCAGTTACAAAGAGTGCCAAGTTCTGGTCAGGTTCGGTGAATCAGAGCCGCGTAGGTACGCCGCGCTAGGCCCCGAGGACAACTCAACAGTGTCACTCTTCATCCTGAACGTGAGTGATTTCCAGAAGCGAATGCAAGGGGTCGACAAGGTCCGCGTCCAAGCCAACATCTTCCAGCAAGGAGCCCCGACTTGGGAGTTCGATGTGAGTGGCTTCGATCCGGATCGTCTCAAGCCTTAACCCCGGAGCCCGCCAGCCAGCCCCGCAAATGCGGGGCCTTTTTTCGCCGTTCGCTAAAGCATCGCTTGACACAAAGCTAAAGCAGCGCTTTACTTATCTCCAGTCGCCCAACGCAACCCCATCCCGGGGCCGGGCGCAGGAGATCACACATGGCCAGGCTGTCCCTCGGCGCCGCCACCACCGCGCCAACCGTCCTCCCCATGGACGCAATCGGCATCGTCGCCGTAAAGCTCGGCTTTGCCTCCCTCTACCTGGAGGAGGCCGAAGCCGACGCGCTCGCGCTGGAGCTGCAGCGCGCGGCCCAGGCACTGCGCATCAACAACAGCACCGCCAAGCAGTACACCGACGCCCTGAGCGGCAAGGACGCGGCATGAGCGCCGTCGCCTCCTACTCGCGCACGCAGCGCGCGGCAGCCGCCGCTGCCATCGTCGACAGCGCTGGAAAGCGATGGGGCCTCCTCCCCTACCAAGTGGTAAGGGCTGCGGACGCGGCCGCCGTGCGCGTCCTGCGCAACCAGAGCGTGGCCGGTGCGGTTGCGGCGGTGCGCCGCGCAGCATGCGCCAAGGTCGGTGCTGCATGAGCGCGCTCGCGTCCAAGTGCTACGTCAACCGGACCGGCTTCCGCGATGACACGGCCTACGTCGAAGTGTTCGCAGATGGCTATTCCGTCGTGCACACCCGCAACGGCCAGAAGAATGCGATGGCCTGCGCTTTCGAGCATCCAATCACCAATGGTGACTGGGTCGAGATCGAGAACCCCGCGAAGCGCCGAGGGAAGCCGTAATGCACCACCTGGCCCTGCCCTTCTACTGCGCCGTGATCGTCGGCGCCCTGATGGCGCTTCTCGCGCGCGCCATCTACACCGGTGCCGATTCCTTCGTGCTGTTGGCCCTGCGCGGCATCGCGTACTTCGGCTGGCACGGCTGGAAGGACGCACGCCGCTGCTGGCCCGCCTTCCGCGCCGAAATGCAGCGCCGCACCGCGCGCCGCCGGGCGATGCCCGCCGACGACACGCACTGAGCAACCGCCCGCCTGGGTCTGCCAGGCTCCGCCGCCAGCCGGACTTCCACTCGCTGGCAACTCTACCCAAGGACGCAGATGCGCAACCGGTTCGCCAACTGTTATGAGCAGAACCCCACTTCAAATACGACGGCGGGGCGGCGCTGGCTGTTCCAAAGTCAATTCTGCTTCGAGCTGCTTACGACGCGCCGTCGCAGAAACATCCTGCGCCGCTTCTGCCACATCGGCGTTGAGGTCAACGAACTGGATGCCAAGCTTGGAATGCAATTCCCGCCGGAGAGTTTCCAAAGAATTCTCGAGATTCTGAACCATCGGCAGGAGATTCTCCACGTCATCCACGCGCAAGGCGGGGCTGTAACCTCGATGCTGCAACAAAAACCGCTGAAGCCTTTGCAAATCGACGACGCAGGCTGTCAACGCACCAGAAACTTCGGACGGCAGCATGTCGAGGTAGGGCACAGCTTCCCTAAGGAAAGCAACATTCAATTCACTGAGGTAGTACGTTCCCCCGTCGACGGCGGCAACAGAACGGCCCTCAATCTCGAGAACCTGGCGGCACACTGCGACGTTGTAGTTGCAGTCCGCAGCTTCCGCGCAAACGACTTGAAGCACAGACTTTGCAATACGCCTCTTGTCCGCCCTGGACTGAAACGCCGGATACAACCCAACGAAAAGCGCAACGAGTGCAGCAGCTGCAGTCGCAACTGCCGAGATAGCTGTCCAGTCAGCACCTTGGACCGCAGCGCCTACCGCGATGTTGGCAATCATCCCCTGATCCCCTTTTGGAGTGCCTGGCATTCTGCCATGTCCAACAGCGTGGCTGTCAGAGGTGGGCGCTGGTGATGCGAAACCAGCTCGACATCTTCAAGGATGACCCGGTCCGCATGGCCACGGCCAACCGCGACGCCGCCGACCACGCGCTGACCGACAAGCAGTTCACCGAAAGCGAGCGCCAGGAGCGCGCCGCCTACTACACCCGCGAGGCAGAGCGCTGGGAATTCAGCGCTGCCCTCGGCGGCCAGCAGATCAACGGCGCAAAGGAGCCGCGAGCATGAGAATGACCGAAACCGGCGCGCAACCAGGCTCAGTCCGTGCGGCCAAGCGCCTCGATGTGTCGCTCGATAGCGACCAGCGCCAGCTGCATGGCGTCGCCCTTGTTGAGGATGGCGCCCTGGTGCGGCACGTCCACATCGCTGCCATCGACCGTAGCCGAGAAGTCGAAGACGTCATCCTGTTCGCTGGTGACCGTGATCTGGAAATGATAGCCATCGATCGCGCCATGGAGCGTTCGACGGTAGCCCTCAGTCTTCATAACCCCTCCGCTGCCTACGTTCGCGGCTGCTCAGTTCCAGCCATTACCCATCAGCTTACAGAGCAGGGCCTCAATCTTGTCTGTCGCGTCTTGGCGAGATTCAACTGGCACCCGCAGGCCAATCTGGCACGGTCCGCCGGTTACCTGGTAGCTGGTCATCGTTCCGCGGCCGGCCGCCAAAAGGACGACTCTGGCCGTGACCTCCCGGTCTCTGATCTTCAGGAACCAGTCTTCGTACCCGAACATCCCGAACCCCTTGCGCGGCTTCCGTTGGAGCTCGCTTCCGTGGCGAGCATACACAGCGCGTGCCGCACGACCAAGGTCCGGAGCGTGGTCACGGGCACTCCTGTCCGCTCAGTACCAGTCGGAGCCCATCATTTCCGACAACACCGCCTCGGTCTTGGCAGCCGCGTCCTCCCGCGACTCCACAGCTATGTCCAAGCCCAATCGGCTCGGGCCGTAGACCACATGGAAACCAATCATGGTCCCTTGGCCAAACCGGCCAATCCCATCCAGCACCACCCGGACCGTCACGTCGCGGCCCCTGATTTTCAGATTCCAGTCTTCTTGCCTGTGCATCCCATCACCTTCGCACCCGCCCCAGTCCGGTGCGCTTCTCTCCAAAGCATACACAGCGCACGTTCTGCGAAGGATTCGACCAATGGCTGACGGCATGACGCAGGCGAAGCACACCGCTCGCGTGTTCCTTTCGGAGTGCCGTGCACGACGAAGTGGCCACGGCTTCTGGTTCTCCTTCAATGCAGCACAGCGCGCGCGTCGGCGGGCCATGGAAGCCAAGCTGCTGCCCGCTCTCCCGCCGCAGATGGAGCTGTTCGCATGAACTACTACAGCGAATGGGAGCCGTTCGCCGCTCAGCACCTTCGCAATCTAATCGACGCAGGCCTGATTCCTGCCGGTCACGTCGACACCAGGAGCATTACCGATGTTCAACCCTCAGACCTCGCCGGATACCGGCAGTGCCACTTCTTCGCCGGCATCGCCGGTTGGTCCCTCGCAGCTCGATTTGCTGGGTGGCCTGACGACCGCGAGCTATGGACCGGCAGCGCCCCGTGCCAGCCGTTCTCCGTCGCGGGCAAAGGCAAAGCCCAGGATGACGATCGGCATCTGTGGCCCCACTTCCTTCGCCTCATCCGTGCCCGACGGCCCGCTGTCGTCATGGGAGAGCAGGTTGCGGCGGCGGTTGGCAAGAACTGGCTCGACGGAGTGTCTACTGACCTGGAAGCAGAGGACTACGCCTGCCGGGCGGTCGTTGTCCCAGCTTGTTCCGTCGACGCGCCCCATCGCCGGGATCGACTCTGGTTTGTGGCCCACGCCAATGGCGCACGAAGCACGTCTGGGCTATCAGCGCCGGCGCGGGGACACGAAGGGTTCGCAGGAATCGCTGACCACGGTGGTGGTGAATGTGTCGGCGCCGCTGGACGATCCCCGCATTGCGGGCCTGTGGCCGACGCCGACCGCCTCGCTCGCCGACAAGGGTGTGCGATCGACGGAGGGTGCGGTCAAGGAGGCGGCGCGGAATCACGGGCCGGATCTGGCTGCGGTGACGGCAGCTGCGGTTGCCCTCTATCCGACTCCAAGGGCCTCGGCCAACGAGAACCGGACGACCAAAATCCCGCCCTCGCAGCTCGACGGTCGGCACGGGCTGTATCTGTCGAGCGTGGCCATTGGGATGGAGCCAGCTGGCTCATCGGCCACGACGGTAAATTCCGGCGCGTTGAACCCAGCATTCGTCTGCTGGCTCATGGGGTTCCCGGCCGCGTGGGACGCCTGCGCGCCTACGGCAATGCCATCGTCCCGCAAGTCGCAGCGGAAGTGATCGGCGCCTACATGGATTGCTATCCGGAGATCGTATGACCGCTGCAAGCTTCCCCACCACCCCGGCGGCCGCCGCTGACGCCTGCCAGGCATCCTCGCCCGTCGCCGCGGTCGTCACCACCATGCGCCGCCTGGGCGCCGCCGGCGCACCGATCTCGGCCGACCAAGTGCGCGAGTGGAGCGACACCCTGCTGCAGGAGCTGTATACCCAGCCGCCCGTGCGCTGGGAGTACCGCCATCAGGGCGACTCTCGCCCCGGCTGCTGGATGACTGCGACCCCGGAGCATGTCTATCACGCTCGCGTTCGCCGCTGGGTCGTCCGGGCCCTGTGGGAAACCCCGCGCGTCATCCAGCCCGAGCGCGACCACGCGTTCAAGGCCGGCGTGTGCACCAGGTGCGGCGACCCCGAGGACTGGGCCGGCCCCGACTGCAAGCCGATGGTCAAACCCGTGGACCCGCGCACCCGCCTCCCCATCGATGCCCGAATGCTGGTCGAGCCCCTGAAATGGCTGCGCGATGCCGGGCCCTACGTCCTGAACCGCTACGACCGGGAGAAGCGCGCCAGGGAAGCCGCCTTCCTGCTGGAAAAGATCGAAGCCCACATCTTGGAGTGCGAAAAGCCATGACGCAGAAACACATCAGCCATCCCGAAGGCCTGCCGAACTGCGCCGCCGGCCACCGCGCGCGCCACATCCACGACCTGCGTGGCCCTGCTGCCGGCGGCGGCCACCTGGTCGAGTGCGCATGCAGGGCGACCAGCAAAAGCCAGGATCCCGAGAAGGCTCTGGCCGAGTGGCGCCGCATCAACCGTCCGGCACGCAGCGCGCGCACGCCAGCGCCGTGCGACTCGGCCGACAACGTCCTCCAGTTCAAGCTAGGGCTGGCACCGGCCCGCCAGGGAGCGCGGCGATGAGATCAGTCTGCGGCGGCTACAAGCTCAAGAGCGATTCGCTCACTTGCTTGGAGGGCTTCCAGACACGATCTGGCCTCGACCCCCTCCACTTGCCTCTCCCCTTTTCCACGCACAGAGACCCGCAACACGTGCCAGCGCTCCGCGTTCTCCCTCAAAAGTTCGGCCGTGAACATATCGGCGCCAACCGCCAGCGTCACGCGCCTGATGGGATCAACAATTTGGCCAGCCACTCTCTTCATGCCCTATGCCATCAAAAACCGAACTACCAGGGCGTTTGCAGAGGTAGGTACAGGTGGCGAGCTTACGCGCCGGCTCTGAGTATCCATCCGCGCATCCACCGTCCGCAAGGGCTCGGAGACCGATATGGGAGCCGCTGAAAAGCTGGACCTCTCCGGCAAAGACTGGCTCACCGTCGAGGAAGCCGCCCACTACTGCGGCGTCTCAAACAGCCAGTTCAGGAAGAACGCCATGGGCTATGGGCTCACGCCCCGCCGCTTCATGGGAAAGCAGTTATACGAAAAGGCGGCGCTCTATGCCGCGATTGAGGGTGCAGAGGAATGGCAAAGGTTCGACTCTACTGGCGCGGCAGCAAGGCCTACCTCGACTGGTCGGAAGGCGGCGAGCGCTTTCGCAGGTCCATTGGGGAACCTGACGCCCGTGAGGCGGAGAGAATACGTGCCGCGAAAGAAGCAGAACTGACTCATGGGGTCCGGATCCTGGCGCGCCTGCCCAAGGTCCGTGACTATCTGGAGTGGTATCTGGACTGGTACGAGGCCGAGCACCCGACCACGATTTCGAAGGCCAGGAGCGAAGTGAAGCGCTTCATCGAGCGCTTCGGTCACCGGCCGATCGACAGCGTCCGAGCGGTCGAGGTGGAGCAATACAAGCGCGCCAGGCTGCTGGACGACAAGGCGGCTAAGGAAACTGTAGGGAAGGAGATTCGACGGCTGAAGGCGGCGTTCAACCGCGGCCTCGAATGGAAAGAGCTTGACGTTAACCCGCTCGCCTCCGTGAAAGCGCCTCGCGGCGTGCGGAGCGTGGCAGTCAAATTCTATGACCGGGTGGCGATGCGCCGGCTGTATCGGGCGAACCCTGGGCGGGCGCCGCTGTGGCTCTTTATGGCCCACACCGGGCTGCGGCGGGGCGAGATCATCGGCTTGGAGAAAAGCTCGATCGTGGCTGGCCGCCTTCTGGTGGAGAGCGACCCGGACGAGAGCGGTGAAGGCCGGACGAAGTCAGGAAAGTGGCGGGAGATTCCCCTCAACCGCTACGCCAAGTGGGCACTGCGCCACCTGCCAGACCCCCTGGTCACGGTGCACAAGGACACCCTGTCGGACTGGTTCAAGAAAGACTCGGAGAAGGCAGAGATTGGGGGGCACCTGCACCGACTAAGGCACACTTTCTGCGCTCATATGGTTATGGCGGGAGTACCTCTTCGCCGCGTGCAAGTTCTCGCTGGCCACGCAGACTACGCGACGACCGAAAAGTACTACGCGCATCTGACGCCAGACGGTGACGACCGCGCAGTGGCACAGCTGCGTTACTAAGTAGGGCGACGGTAAGAAGCCTTGGCTTTCAAAATTTCTACGCCTTTGAACCCCAATGTACCAAGCATCAAACTTAGCTCTTTTTCGCTCGCGTTGGATCTTGGCCCAATCACAATCTCTTTGATCCCTGCATTTACCCAAGGCAAGTCGAAATCTACGTATGCAGACGGGACCGACCCTCTCATCATGAAGCGAATATCGGCCGCCTTTCCTGGCTGCTCAGGCTTAGGTTCCCATCGCCGAATTCCATCATCTCCTTTGGAAGCTCCCAAGGCATAAACGAGGCGTACCTCCTGCTCCTCTTCAAACCCAGGATTTTTAAAGCCAACCAAATCTCTGAGGACCTCCAACAGGCCCATCCCGCTTTCCTGACCAGCTTCAACTTTAGGGGACGGGTCCAATGCTTCCATCAGGGAAGACTCAATCATCTTTTCCTGAACGCCCTCCTCGTAGCACACCTTCAGCAACTTATGCGGAAGGCCTGAAAGAAGATTTGCATCAAACCCAACGCAGTATCCTGCGGCGTCATCGGCATACGCACGCCACTGACTCAACATGTCTCGCTTCGTCGAAAAGCAACTAGCCAGGAATGTCACAGTTTCTGAGAATGTGTCCAAGACATCATCAAACCGCTTCCCCACCTCAGGACTCCACTTCCCTCCTGTGACCGCTCGCAGGCGCTCAATGCCCCACAGCATCTCCATGGAGTCGTTCATGCACGATACGTCCGTCAGCCTAAGCGTACGGTACTGAAGAATTGCGAGCAGAGTCACGGGCGAGCAGTAGTGGTAGAGGATGTCCCCTAGCGCTGGCTTGTACTGCAAATCACGAATCAT